CGGTGCTTCTTTACCAGTATACCAAACCTCTGGTTTATTTTCGTAGCCAAATCGTGCTAACTTTCTAATACCAAATGTCATAATACTGTGGTCTTCTAATTCTTCTTGCAACTCTTGTAGTTGTCCACCAGATACCTGATATTGTAATTCTTTTGTTACTGGACTACTAAAACTATAAGCACCATATATTGTACTAAACTTAAAAAAGTCTTGTGCAGATATAGTTGTAAGTAATAACAAGCAACCTAATATTTGTTTATAAAACAAACTTAAATAGTACATCATTGGAATCTCCTTAACATTATTTTATCTATTTCGTCGTTGATTTCTTTTTTAATTTTATTTTCGTCTAAATCAAAAGATAAACCAGCTTCAAATCTTTTTATTTCTTTTCCATATTCAAACATAATAATAGTTGGAACAGATTTAATATTCCATTCATCAGCTAATACTGCTCCATAGTCTTTATCATCTATGCTTGCGTTAAACCATTTACAATTATTTAGTCTACCTAACTGTATGGAAGCTTTTATATTCCAATCTGCGTTAACTTGAACTATAACACATTCGTCTTGACTCAGCAATTGTATTTGCTGTAAATCTTTTAATTTACCTTGCGAGTATAAGGACGATTGCCATAACAATAATCCAAGCAACCATACCATACCATAGTAATAATTCATCTCTATACCTCATTTTTGCATCATCATACGTTCAATATTCTTAACATCTTCACGCATTTCTTTTTGTTGTTCTTTAATCTCTGTTACATCTTTTTCTGTTTCTAAGATTGTATTTCTAATCATTTGGTCTTTTAAGTCATATTCTGTTCTACCAATTGGTGGCTCGGGCAACTCTTTTGCTTCTTTAATATCAGCTTGTAAAGTAAACCACATACCAACAACCATAAATATAGTAACAGCTAAGGATATTAATGTCTCTAAACTAAATGTAAACTTACTATCTTTACTTACTTCTGTTGCCACTTTATTCTCCTATTTCTGAATGTACTAATACGCCGCCTGCGTAAAAGTTGTTGTTTTTTGTTAATATTGTATCTTTTCCTAATTCTAATTTTCCCACTACAAACCTGTCATACGACAATTAATTTGCAAATCTGTATTACTAACAGAGTTGTTTGTAAATGTTATCGTTCTGTCTTCTGCAGCTAAACTTCCTGCGTTAGCTTTAACTTCTATTAGTTTAAACCTTAAGTATAAAGTTCCTGATGTAAACGATATGCTTCCGTGAGTATTCCCATAATCACTTCCACTATTTCCAGTACCGTTAGTTCCTGGGTCTCCACTTGTTGAATAAGCAACTTTTAACTCAATATTTCCATTACTCGGTTGCTGACAACTAATGCTTGTTGCTCCACTTCCACCCGATAGTGCAATACTTTTTGCTCCAGATACAACACTATCAGTTGAAAAGCTATCAGCATCTGTAACGTGCAAATTAAAGTCTGCTGAAACACTACTCCAAGATGTACTTGCTGCATCGTGGTCGTAACTATAAAACTCTGTCATATTGTGAGGAGCAGAGCCGTCTGGTCTGTCTCCACTTGCATTAGCAGTGTTAATAGTTCCAACAGTTCCGTCAGATAAATCTTCTAACGAACTATTAGCAGTTGTACCACTCCTACCAAACTCTACATTAATATCGTTCATACTAATTTGTCCTGAAGAGGTAAGAGCCATCTTACCCCTTTATTTTTTTGTATTCAACAATATCTGCTTTAAGTTCAGTCACTCTTGCTTCAGCATTTGCTAATTGTGCTTCTGCATCTGAAATTGCATTATCAACATCTTTTGATTCAGTCCAATCTACAACAGATACATCTTTACCTGCTTCATCTTTCATTGTTTGAAGATGTTTGATTTCAACCATTTTAACTGCGCTTGATGATTCTACTGCTTTTTCTGCTATTTTTTTAGCCATCGTATTCTCCTAGTTTAGTTTTGAGTCCATTTATTTCTTCTTTTAATTCCTTTATTGACTCAATTAATAAAGGTACTAATTTTTCATATTTTACTGCTTTATATCCATTATCTCTTGTAGTAACTACTTCTGGTAGGACTTCTTCTATTTCTTGTGCTATAACACCTACATCATGTCCTTTATTACCATGAATATTTTTCTTTTCTTCTTCAGTTAATTCTTTCCAGTCAAATTCTACACCATTAATTTGTAATACTTTATCTAATGCACTATCTAATGGTTTAATATTTTCTTTTAGTCGTTTATCAGAAGTTGAAAAAGCTACCACATCATTGCTAAAATCTCCTCTACCATCTGTTGATGAACCTGCTACTCCTACACCCAATGAACCACTATGTACTCTTAAACCAGTTGTGTTTATTGAAACTCTTTCAGTACCACTTGAACTACCAGTAGTAGCTCCAGTTCTAATACTAAAGTCATCATTTTCTTGCATAATAGCAGTTGTTGAATTTCCTTCAAAAAATATTCTTGCTGAATTTTGAGCAGCACCAGTATCGTTATTAATTAATAATCCATTAGCTCCAGCTGCGTTTACATAAACTCTATTAGGTATAACTGTAAAACTATTTGTTCCTCCAGTATATACTTTAAATGTATCTCCTGCTGATTCTGTTATATAAGTATTACTGCCACCATCTAAATAAAGTTTTCCTGTTGCCAACATAGTTAAATTACCAGAACTATCTATTTTTAAATTTTCGTGTCCAGCAGTATTTTTAAATTTATAATTGTCTGCAGTAAACAGTAATGTATTTGCTTCTGTTCCAATCTTTTCATTTCCACCACTATACATTACAATCTTATCTTCACTATGACTTGCTGGAAACTGCATTTTCTTTCCTATTTCAACAGTTTCAGCACTACCATCTAATGTCATATAGACAGCAGTCCCACCACTACCATTATCTGTTTTAAAAATTATGTCGTGGTCGTTTGCATTATTAACAATGACTAAATGTTCATTATTGTTTTCAATAAAACTATTACTATTGTCTGAATAAATATCTAAGTCATCATCTGTTCCGAATCTTGCTTTAACATTATCGGTAAAAGCAAAGTTTTTAGATACAATCGTTGCAGTAGAACTTCCATCTACCCTAAAGTATTCAGTTACATCTCCACTTCCATCGTCACTTCTAAAACTAATGTCTTTGTCATCTACATTATTTTGAATTATTAAATCTCCAACATTAGCATTATAAATAAATGAGTTAGAGCCATTGTGATACATAGCCAAATCTCCACTTGCACCAATCTTTAATACTTGCCCATCGTTAGGTAATAAAACACTACCCACTGCACTTGCATCAATTCTTAATACTTCTGCTGCTCCAGCTCCACCATCATCTGTTCTAAAAATTATATCTTGGTCGTCTGCGTGGTTATCTATGTATAATGCTCCAGTATGATTTTCTAAAGAACTATTACTGCCATCGTGATATATTCTGAAGTCAGCACCAGTTCCAAATTCAAATTTTACATTGTCTAATATGTATGCTTTTTTATCAAATTCAATTCTTTCATTTGAACCATCTAATCTAATATAAGTAGTTACTCCACCACTTCCGTCATCATTTTTAAAATCTATATTTTCATTATCAGCTTGTTGAGAAATTATTAAATTACCTGTAGCATTGGTAATGTATGAATTTGTTCCATCGTGGTATGCTTTTAAGTCTGCTCCAGCTCCTATTGTTAGTTTAACATTATCGCTTGGAATTGATAAACGACTTGTACTTCCATCTAACATTAAATAAGTTTCAATACCACCTGAACCATCATCGCATCTTAATAATATATCTTTATCAGCAGTATCTTGTCTTATAGATAAATCTCCAGTTCCATCTGCTTTTATAACACTATTACTTCCATCGTGGACTATCTTTAAATCATCAGAATCTCCAAAATAAGCCTGAACACTATCTTTATGTCTTGTTGCTTTATCAAATACTGTTCTTACTATACTACCATCTAATGTTAAGTAAGGTGTTACTCCACCTGAACCATCATCTGTTTGTAAAATTATATCTTTATCCGCTTCGTGATTTTCAAGGGTTAAATCACCAACATAATTTGCAATAAAACTATTAGAACCATTGTGTAATAATTGTAAGTCATTTCCTGCACCAATAGTAAGTCTTATACCATCATCAGGAACTCTAACAAATTTTGCACTACCATCTAATGTTAGATAAGGTGTTACTCCACCTGAGCCATCATCAGATTTAAGTATAATATCTTTATCATCTACAGTCTGATTAATTATAATATCTCCATTATCTGAACGAATATAGTTATCAGTTCCATCGTGATAGATATAAAAATCTTGTCCATTACCAAATGAAGCAAGGATACTATCACTAAATCTTATATTTTTTTCTGCTACAGTATACCCATCACTTCCATCAAATCTCATATAGGTAGTAACACCACCAGAGCCATCATCATTTCTAATAGATATGTCTGAATCATCTACATTTTGGTCTATGTAAATTGCTCCACCATAAGACTGAATATAATTAGCACTTCCATTGTGTTGGATTCTAAAATCATTACCTGCTCCAAAGTATAAAACTGAACTATCTGCAATATAGGCACTATCATTAATTTCTATTGGTTTGTCAAAGTCAGTTCTTACTGTACTACCATCTAATCTAAAGTATTCAGTTTGTCCACCACTACCATCATCTGTTCTAAATGAAATATCTTTATCATCAGCAAAATTACCAATGATATAATCTCCAGTATAATTATTTAGATAAGTGTCTGTTCCATTGTGTACAATTCTAAAATCGTTACCTGCTCCCATATAAAAGTTTTGATTATCATTTCCTAATTTAAAACTTCCAGTATCGCTTGAATCTATTTGAACTGCATTTATTTGACTTCCACCATCATTTACAGAAATGTAAAAATCTTGGTCTGATGAAGTGTTTCTTATCATCATCATTGCTGCTGCAGTTTGGTCTATACGATAAGTTCCAGTATTGTTTTGTAAATAAGAGTCTGTACCACTGTGATATAGTCTTAAATCTTGTCCAGCTCCAATAGCTAAATGTTGATTATCGTTTGGTAATATTACCCTACCTACATTACTTGCATCTATAGTTAATGCAGTAATAGAAGAGCCACCATCTTTTACTTTAATGTCTATGTCAGTGTCATCTACTTGATTACTAATAATTAATTTACCTACTAGCCTATTTTGTATATAGCTATTACTTCCATCGTGTTTTAATTGTAAATCATTACCAGAACCTATTTGAAGATTAACACTATCTAATAATCTTGTATTTTTGTAAATTCTAATCAAACTTTCACTACCACTAAACCTCATGTAGTCGGTCATTCCACCGCTACCATCGTCTGCTTGAATGTTTATTTGTTTATCGTCTGCACCACTTCTAATATATAAATGACCAGTATCGTTAGTAATATATCCGTGATTACCAGTATGTTGAATTTTCATATCAGCGTCAGAACCAAGTTTAAGTTGGTCGCTATCGCCCATATTTATATGAGATTGAAATGTTGCAGCCCCACCAATGTTTATTGTTGAAGTTGTAGTTAATGCTCCTGTTAATGTTAAATCTCCAGAAGCAGTATCATTAGCATTACTTCTTAAATATTTAGGGTCCGTATGTTGTGTAATACTTGATGAAGCTATTCTTGCATCTGCAAAAGTTCCAGAAGTTACTTTATTTGCAGAAATAGCATCTAAGTCTGCTAATTGACCAAGATTTAAATCAAGTTTCATTTCAGCTATACTCATACCTTCAATAGTATTAGCATCAGTAAACTTTGCATAATCGTTGTCTACAGGTGAACCACTTGTATCTACTGTACCACCGCCGCCACCAACTTCAACCATAGCATTGCCATCACGAATATACAGTATGTCGTTAGTGTAGTCGTACGCTAACTCATACTGAGTAAAATCTGTATAATCAGGTGTTCCAGACCCACGTCTGACTAATATGGTATTATCTACTGCCATATAATTCCTTTATTAAAATGTTCCGCCATTGATAGTAGCACCTGTAATTGCAGTTGCTGCTACTGAACCAAATTTAGCATTACCTAATGTTCCAGAATATGTTTCGCTAGAAACAGTTGCTTGAGGAATAAATGTAAATGTATTGTCATCTTCGTCCATACCAAAGAATCCTGTTTTAGGAGCACTACCTGTATGCCATTTAAATTCAATACCTCTATCTTTTTCATCATCACTAGCAGCATTATCTGCTCCACCTAATGTAAAAATTGGGTCTTCAATAACTACAACTGTAGAATCTACTGTAGTAGTAGTTCCTTTTACTTGCAAATCTCCTTCAATAATAACTTTTTTGTTATTATCTATAGTCATTGCAGTAGATGCAGTTTCACTATTACCTACACTAAATACAAGTTTTGTAGCGTTAGAAGTAGAACTAAAAGTTC